TAATTAAAAGTCACTCATTAATTGATTATCTATTTCTTCTTGTACTTCTTCTTTAGTTGCTACCATTTTAAAACTAAGATCAGCTTGAAATCTAGCAACCTCCTCACCGTCTTTAAATATTATAATAGTAGGTATAACAGCTATTTTATATTTCGTTTGCGCGTCAGCGTTTTTAGCTATGTCAACAATACTTTTGGTTTTACAGTCTTTAAGATCCATAAACCAACTAACACCATTAGCGCTATTCCATTCTGCATTAAAATGTTTTACTTCTATTTGAGCAAAAGCATTGCTACAAATAAATGGCAATAAAAAAAGTAAATTTCTCATTATCTATTGTATAGTTTGTCTTCTATTTTTTCTATAGATGCTTTTATTTCTTGCACATCTTTTTGCGTATCCATAATGGTATTACGTATCATTTGGTCTTTCATGTTAAACTCCATGCGCGTAACCTCATCTGGTGGTATAACAGGCAATTCTTTTGCTTCTGCTATATCAGCTTGAAGCATAAACCACATACTTATTAAGGTTGCCATTGCAAAACCTATACCTATTAGCGTTTTTACACTTAATTTAAACGCTGTGTCTTCATTTAATTCTTTTGCCATTTTTTAAATATTAATCTAGTTCTCCGCCGTCTAACTCTCCTTTTCCTTTTTTTGGTGGTGACCAAATGTTGGTGCCACGAAGTTTAGTCCAACCCGGTCCTGGGGATTCATAAGAAACTACGTCTTCATTTTTTCGTTTTAATGTTTCTTTTGTTTTAGTCCCAGCTTTAGCAATTTTATCAAGCCCCTCTTTTTTTATTGGTGAATTTCCAAAACCACCAAACTTTTTCATTTTAAATGCCATAATTATTTTTTTAAAATATAACGTAATTTAATCCTAATTTAAAATCGTACCACTCTCTATTCCAGTACTTATTGTATTTGCCTTCTACAAAATAACCTAAGTTTTTATTAACTTTTATTCCATATATTAATCCGCCTGAGTAATCATACCACTGACCATCAACATAGTTATGGTAACTAAACTCACTACCATCATCATAATGATATGGCATTAAACTTCCCCAAGCGTGTAACCAAGTTTTTTTAGAATATTTGTAATAATCAAAACCTACAACTAAAGAGTGTTGTATTGTTTTCTTTAGTTCATTTCTTTTCTTTTCAGTGTAATCTGATAGCACTTGTGGTATAACAACCGCCTCCCAAACCTCAGCGCTAGTAGCTACTAGTTCTCCAGCTGGATTAAAGTATTCGTTGCTATACACGTCTACTGTATAACCCTCTTGTAAAGCTAAATAAGTATAATGTATATTACCATTTGATAACATCCATTCATCAAGAGCATTGTAACCGTATGGTTCTGCAAGTCGATGTGTTAATCCCACGTTCCAAGATAAGTTCTTACCTTTACGCTGTCTATATCTTTCAGATGCTTCAAAATATTTAACATCAGCAAAACCATCTTCTAAATACTCTAACTTTAAAGCAAAGAAATTTATACAAACCTCATCTTCACAGCCATCGTCAGAGCTAAATCTAATAAAGTGATGTTGATCCATATAGTCTACACCTTCTTGCCGTTTGTAATCAACCTCAAATAAGTATTCAACTCCTTTAACTTTACCTACAGTGGCCGCATCACTATAATTAGATTCCGTCCCATCATAAAATGTTTGGGCTTTGTTTTCATAACCAAACCTCGCTATCTTACGTAAACCTATGGTAAAATTATAATCATAAGGAGTTGAAATAGTTTGTGTAGATAAACCATTATCTACGGAAAATATATCAACATCAGAAAGTGACGTTCCACCGTTTACAGCGGCATAAAACGTAGAAAACTTAAGCATTTTCTTAATATCATCAATATTAACTTGTTGCGAGCAGCATTTTTTAGGTGCGGAACAAGCTATAATTAAAGTTGCTATTAGTATAGTTAATTTTTTTACCATTGTTTTATAGTCACTTATTTTTTAAAATCTTTACCATGTAATACCACCTTGAACTGGTCTTCTTGGTGTATTTTTCTTTTTCTTTTTTAACTTTTTTCTTTCTTGCTTGATTTCATCTTTAATTCTTTCTAGCTCTTCATTTTGCATACCAATGTTCCAAACACTCCAACCACTTATTAAAGCAAGTCTTTGCCAAGCCTCAATATCATCTTGCGTTGCAGCTCTTAAGTTCATTGTTTTTCTATACAATCTATTAACAGGTATATTAGTTAAACCTTCTGTAATACCTGTTGTAATACCCCATATTGGATTATCAATATCAAAAGTTTCCATATGTTTAATAACATCTTTATCATAACTATAAGATCTTAGTTCTGTAGCAACTTTTCTAACTTTAATACCTACTACTGGCGATAAGTTCACCATTTCAAGAGTAACTTTTTCAACTGGTTTTCCTGTATAACCTTTTCTATCTTCTTCAATAAATTTAACTATCATATTTTTTAACGTAGAAACAACAGCGCCACCAAAACCTAATCCTCTAAGTAAACCATCAACAACACTGTTTGCTGCCATCTGATATTTTTTATTAAAAAACTTTTCACTTTCTTCATCGTCGTCATCATCAAATAAAGCAGCAAATAATCCAGTTTGTAACGTGTAGAATATAACATTTTGTGCGAAACCATAATATAATATCCTACTAATATTAGTTGTGTCAGATTGTGCTTGTGTTAAATTAGGTACTCTTCTTCTATTAATTAAATCTAACATAGACTTTTTTATAATACGACTATATTGCATAGGTGTATTTAAAAAGTTTAAAAACCACTTACCAATAGCAGATGCTTGTTGCGGTGATGCCATGTCAGGTCTTGCGGATTGTTGTGTTTCTTCTGCTATTTCAGAAAAATCATTAAAAGCTTTTGCCTCTGCTTCTTTTTTACTTAAACCTTGTTTTAAATAAGTATTAACTCTATTTCTATAAAAAGTTGCACCACCATTTGCAATAGCTATACTATCCGATATTTGTGTAGGTTTAAATCCTTGTCGCAATAACCAGTTTATAGCAGCTTTTGTTTTTGATTTTGATTTATTTAAGTACGTAGTTAATTCATTAGCGTTAATATCCATACTTAATCCAGCTCTTCTTTGTTTTAGTTTGTCTGAATTAAATAACATAACCCAATCTTTCCAAAACTGTTTTTGATCAGCAAATCGAGCAGCGGCTTTAAATACGTTGTTATCACCATAGTTTATAAAGTTTACTGAAGACATTTGCTGCAATAAAGCAGATCTCATGTTAACAAACATAACAGCCCCAACAGATCCATTAATCCAATTAGTAAAGCTGTTCACTAATCTATTAGAGCCGTAAGGTCTACTAGTACCATTTATAGTTCTATATAATATATCTTCTAAAGCCTCTCTAAAGTTTGTACCGTATATAGATTCTATTTTATTTATATTATCGCCAGTAAGTTTACCATTTACCATTTTACCAAAAACCTCTTCAGTGTTTTCAATAAATTCAGCAAAATACTCTTTTCTACCAACTTTATTTATGGCATCATCTAAATCATTTCTAATATCTCCAATTTTCCAATATTCACCTGGTTGAGTATAACCTTCAGGTCGTCTAGATATTAAACCTACTTTGTCAGCAAATACTTGTAACTGAGGATCGTTAGTTACCATATCTACTAATTTGTTTATTTCTGTTTCAGTTAAACCAGGAATATCAAAGCCTGACTTGTTCCAAAGATAAACTCTAATAGCATCTCCATATGTAAAATCAGCATCTGGACTTTGTTGATTTGCTTTTTTCGCGGCTTCTGGCATTGATTTTTTTAAAGTTCTATAATCATTTGTTATAACTTGCCTAGCGCCGTTAAACTCTGTATAAGCTCTATTTAAAGGATCAATCAAAGCTTTCTTTAAAAAAGCAGCATCTTTATCTCCTTGTCTACCTTTACCCATAAAATAATATAACAAACCTTTAAAATCTTCCGCGGATGGTGGTAAGAAAAAAGCATATTTTCCTTTTTTAGCACCACGCTCAATAGCTCTAACTCTTGATATTATACTTTCAGCTGGAACACCTTTTGTTGTTTCTAATATTTTATTAAAATCTTTACTCATACCTTTGCTAAACTTAACTTTAGCTTGTTGAATCTTAGATTTAACATCAAATTGATCTAACATGTTTTTAACTGCCTGCACATTTTGTAAAGCATCATCAGCAAAATAAAAATCATTATAACCTTCAGCAACTTTTTCAGAAATCCATAGCGCTTTAGCTTCTGAGGTTGAGTTACTAAGACCAGTAATGTTTTTTAAAGGTATGTTTAAGCCATTTGCTTTTAAAAAATCACGTATTGCAACTGCTGAATCAGCTGGTCTAGCAGTTAATATAAACATGTCTTTAGAGCCAAACTTGTTTTGAAGTTTCATTGCTTTATTAAATAATGGTGCTATTTTACCTTTAATTACTTTACTAAAATCTGAAAAATCAAAAGTATAACCTTGCGCTAATAAATCTTCATATGTGTTAGCGTATTGCTCTGCGTTTAAAGTTCCAGTTTTGCCATCTGGAGTTGTATATTTAACTAAAGATTTAGTTGTAGCCAACGTATCATCAAAATCTAAAATAGTAATACCTTTAGATTTGTTTTTACTTGAACGAGAAAACTTAACAGCGTTATCTATGTTTGAAGTATTTTTACCTTTACTAAAGCTTACTAAAGAATTATTTAATTCTTTAACAAAATTATTCATATCTTTTGATACAGCAAGGTTTACAGGTGAAAAACCATTTGTAAAATTATCTTTAGACTTTGTATCTATTTGAACATCAGTTCTAATTGTTACTGGCTTTCTACCATCTCCTTTTCTAAATTTTGAAGAAGTATTAAGTCTAGAATAAAGTTTATAATTACCTTGTAATTTTGGAATGCCTAATTTTTCAGCTATATCTAAAACCATTGCATTTACAGCAGAATTATCACCAAGCATGTAAAAAGCACCAGCTTCGCCTATGTTTATAAAATATTCAGGCATTGCTTTGTTTGTGTACTGCCAAGATAAATAATCCGCAGTAACATCAACATATTTATTAAAATTATGCTTGTGTTTTTTTAATGTTTCAAACTGTTCTCTAGTAACTCCTTTAACAAAATCCATACCTTCAAACACTTTCATTTTAGCCGTGTTTTTTATTTGCTCAATTAGACTTTCTTGAGCTTTTGTTTCTATAGGATTATTAACAGAGTAAGTACCATCAAACTTCCACGTAGAAGACACGCCTCTAGCTGTATCCATTTTTATTTCAAGACCTACTGTTGTACTGTTAAATTGAAAATGAACATCTGGTATACCACCTTCTCTAACAACAACATTGACTTTCGCTTTTGTGCCCGTTATAGCTTTTATAGCCTTGTTGGCCGATGTTATAAAGTATTGTTCATACGCTTCACTAACTTTCTGTCCTCTTTTTCTACTTTTTCTTATTATATCAACTATACGGCTACCATCTAAACGTTCAATTGGTCTTGATAAGTATTGATCAATAGCGATATCAACCATTTTTTTACCACCATGTTTTTTCTTTTGTTCTGGTGTTAAGTTTTGATAATAATCTAGCCTATTATTATAAAATATATCTTCAACAACAGTATAAGCTCTAGCAACTTTATTGCCATAATCATATATTTTTTTCTTTTTAGGGTCTTCTAATATTTGAACATTACCTTTAGCAAACTTAACACTTGGATCTCTATGTATTGTTGCTGCTAAAACACTAATATCATCTTTTAATATTTCAGTATTATTTATTTTAGCAAATTGTAATCTTTTTTCTATCACGTCAGGTTCTTGTGCTACTTGCAACGTAGCATCAAAAGACAGAGCTCCTGACAACTGTCTAGCTAAAGTGTCTTTTCTAGTGCCTTTTAATCCACTTCTAACCATTTTAGTTGGATCTTTTTTAGAAGGTAAAGAGCCTGGTGGATCAAAAAAAGCTATAAACTTACTTTCAGATGGCATTATTTTTGTATAAAGATTTACAGATTTATCTCTATCGTAAGTATTTAACGCTTCTGCTGGTAATAAACCTTGATCAACAGCTGCTTCAACATCTGCTTTTCTAGTAAGCTTTCTTTCAAACTTAGTAAATATTCTCTCGTTTTCAGGAACTAGTCTTTCTATTTGTACTAAGTCAGCTGTAAATAAAGCATCTATTATAGGCACTCTAAACTCTTTTAAATTGTTTATATACTCTTTTGTACCTAAAAACTTTTTAATATCGCTAAATAAATAACTACTAGCTTGATCCCTTAATTTTCTTTGTATGTTTCTAGCAGAAGTACCAGCTTCATAAGCTTTTAATAAAGATTGTTTTGCAGCGTCTATAATTTTGTTATATAATTTACCGCCTTCTTCTATACCTATTTGTTTTCTTAATTTAGATGTTTTTTGTATTTTTGCTTTAGCTTTTTCTGCTTTTTTTCTTTGTTGAGCCGCTGGTGATAAATCTTCTGTTTCAAGAGCTTTTAATCTAGTGTCTGTTTCTGCTGCTACTTGAATTTTAACATCACCTTCTTTAGTTGTCTCACCTACATCTTTAGCGCCTTTAATAGCTTCATCACCTTTGTACTCTCTATTGTAAACAGCAGCTGCTTTATTTGCTATCTGTGGATTTATCCAACCAAACAAACCAGTTCTTTTAGCTGGATCTATATTTAACTGTGTTTCAGGTTTATAATTTTTAATATGTTGCGATAGTTCAGATAAAACTTGTTTAACAAAGTTAGCGGGTACAACATCGCCTTTGTATTTAGATGCTATCAAATTATCTAAATAACCTTGTTTTTCTATTTTACTTACAATATTATCTGCTTCTGCTTCGTAATAAACATTACCAACACCTTCTTCCTCTAAATTTGTAATAGTACCATCTTCGTCTACAATTTGTTTCCCAAGGTCATTTATTTCTTTTGTTGTTTGCGAAGGCGTATAATCTCTTTTTGAAAATTTAGCTCCTTCTTGAATCGGTGTTGCTTTACCAGTTTTTGCAAATGCAACCATACTTTCGCTAAGTTTACCTTCTTTAACGTTTTTACTGTACTCTTTCATAAAACCAAAAGCATCTTCACCGGTTTCTATACTTAAATTTTTGTATGGTGTTTGTTTTTTAAATATACTAGCTACTTTGTTTTTTATATTATTAAAAAATCCTTTATTATTTTCGTATGTTATATTATTATTTTTATCTTCTATAATATCAGACAAACCAGTAAACCATTCGTCAGTAGTATCTAAATCAATAGTATCACCGTAATCATTTTTCAATCTAGCTTCTATAGCACCAACGACATTTTTTCCAAGATTTTTTTCTACTTGAGTTTTAAAATCCTTTATAACTTTTTTTCTCGTATCAATATCCATGTTAGCCAAAGCACCTCTTAAAACACCGTGTAAAACTTCATGTGAACCTACTTCTAATGTTTTATATTTAAAAGCAGCTTCTTCGTTAATCATTATAGCTTGATTACCATCTGCCGTAGGTATATTTACCGCGCCGGCGTTATAAGCGCTATCAGCAATTCTGTTTGCCTCAGTGTTAATTTGATCTTCTGTCATTTTTGATAAATCAACTTTAACACCGTCAAACTCATATTGTTGCAGCGACATAACTCTTGATACTAAATTATTAACAAAATCATTATTAGTTTTAAAACTTTCAAAAGGATTAAACCCTAATTGCTCACTTGATATTTTAGCAAATTGTTTTGTTTTTTCTAATTTGATTTCTCTTACTTGTTGAGCTTTTTTAACTCTAGCTTTGACATCTTTTGTTCTACCATCGACACTTGAATATTTTGAAATAATATTATCCATTTCACTCTGGATATTTTCTAAACTTTCTTTAGCACCAGGAACAGCTTGTATACCAGTTTTTTTAGAATCAATTTCAGCTTTAAGTCTTTGTTTTTCAAGCTCAACCATTTGATTTCTATCATCTATATTTGATATTTTAGCGTCAACTTGAGTTTCTAATTCTTTGTTAATAATTCTTTCATTAATAATTTTAGAAAAAGCGTTATCATTTTCAACTTTTACATTTAAATTACCTATTTCCTCAGCTGTTGTAGCACCATTAACATAATCTAAAACAGATTGTTTTTTTACTTTTTTACCATTAACTTCATATGTTGGTCTATTCATAGCTAAATCAACACTAGCTGTAGCAACATCTATAGGTGCTTTTACAACACCACCAGAAAAACTTTCTAAAATTATATCAGCACCAGTAGCTTCTTTACCAGCAGCTTTAGCACCTAAAAATTCACCAAAACCACTTCCACCAGCTTCTATTGTACCAGCTGTAGTTGCGCTTGCCGATTTGATAGCTGCTTTACCAATAGTACTACTAACATCTTCACCTGCTTTAAGTACGAATCCGGCTCCTTTTACGCCAACTAAATTTGTTGCACCCTCTATAGTACCAATTGTTGCGCCTCTTTTTCTAGCTAAACTTTTTATTCTTGCCCTAGCCTCATCATCTGCCATTACCGTTCTTATAGATTCTGGTGTAAATTCTAAACCTCTTGCTTTTATTTCTTCTTCAAGTAGCTCATTAAAAGTAGCTATAGTTTCTAAGCCATAATTCATAGAGCCAAACATTCCAGCTAACCCAGCGGGCAAAGCTCCAATACCAAAACCATATGCTGTAGCAGCCGCGCCAGTACCAGCCGCTGCTAATGTTGGTGCAATAGCTTCTTTCGCTAATTCCTCGTTTGCCATTGATCTATAACTTTGCACAGCTGCTTGAGCAAAACCTTTTAAACCACCACCTGTAACACCACCGTTTTCGTTAATAGCATTTATAGTAGACATAAACCAATTTTCTCCAGCCGCATTATATTTAGAAAAAGATTTTGTAAATTTATCTAATTCTTCCATTTCAGCTGCAGAAATTTTAGATTTTGTAACTAAATCTATGTAAGTTTGTAGTTCTTTATCATTTAATTTTCTAGCTTCTTCAGTAGAATTTATATCAAAAATAGCATCAGCATCATCATATAAATCAGCATTAACCGCACCAGCTTCCATAGCCTGTGCGAACCAACCTTTATTTTCTTGTTGCGCCAAAGAACCATCGCCCAATTGTGATCCCATACTTCCTTGGCTCATCGTCGAATCTACCGTTGAGCCTTGTGTCTTTCCCAAAAAAGTTTTTTCAAATTTTTCAAAATCACCTGTAAAGTCACCATCACCTACAATACCAGCATGTAGTTTTTTTCTAAACTCTTCATCTTCAAATCTATTTTGAAAATCTTGAAAGCTTCCAGTAAAAAAACCATCGGTAAAAAGTCCTTGATATAATTGTTCTAACATATTTAATTTTTATTTTTAAAAGTCGTATTTACCTTTTGCAGTTGTTGGATCTGACTGCCCAGCACTTCCAACTCCTTTAACGCCTTGTATATTACCTATTAATTCATTTAATTTATTAATTAAAGAGCCCATTTCTTTTTTATTTTCCACGTCAAATCTTTGTCCGTCTACTTCTATTATAGAACTGTCAAACATATCGGCCTCTTGAATCTTAACAGATAAATCTGGGAACATTTCTCTTAGTTTCGTAACAGCTTGTTTTTCTTTTGCGTTTTTACCGAATAATCCTGATATTATACTTTTTTGTTTATCAGTGACACTACTAGCTGTTTCTTGAGTACTGCTTCCGCCTTCAACTCCTCTAAATCTTTGGAATCTAGCGTCTGAAATTAAGTCAAATACATCTTCCTTATCTCCAGTTAACATTTGTTGATGTGCTTTTATCATTTCATCTCCAGACATAGTTTCCCCGCTAACACTATTAGTCCATGATTGTGTTTTCTTATCTACATTCCAAACGCTACCATCTTGAGATGGAAAAGAACCTTGCATAAATCTTGATACAACATTGTTTAATTGACTACCCATAACACCACCTTTAAAAGTTTGATTTGGTGGGAAGAACATCTTTCGCATTTGAGCATTAGTACCCCAAGGATTAACTTCTTTTCTTTGAGTTGTACCATATGCGAAAACATCCGCTCCTTTTTGTACAGCCCATTCTTTAAAAACCTCTCTAGTTACATCTTCATTATAAAATCTACTTCTTCTATTTGTTATTGCTTGAATAATTTTTGAATAATTACCTGGGGTAGCAAAATCTTGAGCATCAAAAGCATTTGGGTCACTACCTTTACTAATATCAATAGCTGGATTACCTTTTTCATCAACAGGTAATTTACGATCTAAAGCAATAAATAAATTTGCTGAAGTAAAACCTTGGTTTGTTAAATCATCAACAAAACTACTTGAGAAATTAAAAAAACCATCTTCATGCATGGCATAATGTAATTGTTTTTCTGTACTTATAACATTATCAAGATCATTTCTATATTTACCTTGTACTGTTTCCCAGCTTACACCTTTAGCACCACTAGCGCCTTGTGCTCTAAGACTTTCAAAACTTTGATTCATTGCTTGTAAAACAGCTTGATCTTTTGGTATTATTAAACTATCTAGCTCATCAGCCCTAACAGTTAGCTGTTTATTATCTTGTGACATTGGTTGACTCATATCTTGTAATATAGCGTTGTTATTTCTATCAACCAGTTTTAGTATTATATTACCATTATTATCATGTCCTTTAATTATTTTATCTCCAAGCTCAGATTCACCAGCTATAGCAGCTAAAAAACGAGAATCACCATAATTAGAGGCTATTGCATTTTTACTATAACCTTCATTAGCGAATATTTGTTCTAAACTACCATAACCCGCTCTTAATTGGTCTATTTGAGTATATATTCTTTGCTTTTTTTGATTTAACTCCATTCTTTCAGCTATGCTTTCTGGACTAAAAGGGTTTTGTTTAAAAGTTTCTCTATAAGCCTTGCTTATGTCTTTTAAACCCATAATTTCTGTAACTTCTGTTCTAGATCTCCAGTTTCCAGTAGGATTACTTGGGTCATATTCAACCTCAGGAAGTTGGTCGTTAAACTTATCGTTATCTATAGTTTTAGTAAACTCACTACCATCCATTAAAAAAGCATTACCAAATTCATCTTTGACAGTAGAACCAAAAGCTCTTCTTTCTGCTCTTTTTTTGAGACCAGTAGCCGCCATACCTAAAAGTTGACCACCCATTTTCATTACATTATTCCAACTATTGTTAATTTGAGCCATAGTATATTGATAACTTCTAAGTTGGTTATCAAGTATTGTACTTACGTCTTTAGGCGCGTTAGCCATTGCCGCTCTATATGCTGCATTTACTATAGTTGCATCTGCCCCGTATTTTGCCATATTTATATTTGTTTAAATTCTACATCTAACTTACTGTAATCTACAGCATCATAACCGTTGTCCATTTGTATAACCGCTTCTTGTGGTATTTCGTCAGACATTACACCTTGGAATAATCCTTTACCATATTTTGAATCTTTATATTCAAAACTATATATATTTAATCCGCTATGTGACTTACCAATTTTGCTTATATTTTTCTTTAACCTTCTATCACTAATTTTAGACATCATATACCATTTAATACCTTCCTCAATTAAGCTTGGTCCCTTGTTCGCAGCTCGTTGCATGTTGACCCCTTGTTCTAGACCAGCATAAGAAAGTAAATTTTGTTGACCCATTTGAAAAGCTTCTCTAGCACCAGCTAATTCTGCGTAATCCATACCTAGTTGAGTTGATAACTGACCAAACTCCATAGCTTGAACATCCATAGCGCCTTGTGCAGCCGCCATATCAGCAGCCCAAGCACCTTGAGCTATTAGGTTAGCTTGTGATATTGCATTTTGCTCAGCTTGTAAAGCACCTCTAAAATCCATTTGTTGTAACTGCATTTCAGATGCTATCTGTTGATTTTGTAATTGTTGAGCAGCTGCTATTTGTTGACTTTGTAGCGTTTGAGCGCCACCTAATATCATGGCTTGTTGCTGTGCCGCCCCTTGCATTCTCATTTGCTGCGCCTGCATTTCACCTTGACGTTCTGCCATTTGATTTGCCATAGCTGCCTGAGCAGTTTGCGCTTGTAATTGCGCTGCACCGGCTCTTTCTGCTTGCTGAATAGCCATACCAGCTTGAGCCTCTTGAGTTGCTAGTCTAGATGCTTCACCTCTTTGTGCCATATCTATTCTAGTGGCTTCTTGAGCTGCTAACATTTGATTTTGTCTTTCTTGTTGGCCAATGTTAGCCGCTTGTTGTTGAGCTGCTAATTGTCCTTGATTAGCCATTGCTTGTGCTAAACCTGCAATACCACTACTACCAGCAGCACCTCTTAAACCTTGCATTATATTCGCTTGTTGTTGCTGTGTTTGCTGAGCCGCAAAATCAGCGGCACGCATATCTACCGTCATATCTTCATAACGATTTTCCATGCCTTCAAATTGATTTTCTAAACCAGAAAATTGGTTTTCCATACCAGCAAACTGGTTTTCAAGACCCGCGAAAGCATTTTCCATACCAGCAAAAGTGTTTCTAGCACCTGCAAACACGTTTTTAGCACCAGCATAAACATTTTCATATTTAGGTCTTGTTTTTTGAACTAATCTACCACCGGGATCACCAGGTTTACCTCTTATAGGTTCATAATCGTAATAAGTTTCATCCATAACACTAGTCATACCTTGTGTTACATTTTGATATCCAGCTCCTAAATTATCAAATTCAGTTTGTATATCAGCATATGGATTCTGTAAACTACCCATAAAGTTTTCAAATCCAAAAGCATCAAATTGACCTCGTGTTTGATTAGCTTGCTGTTCAGCCGAAAAAACATCTTGTTGCGAAGTTACTAGTCCACCTAGAGTAGCATTTAACCCTAAATTCATAAACGCATCTGGATCATCAGGATCTAAATTTCCTGGCTGATACTGACTATTAGGATTACCATGCGGGTGAGGATGTTGGCCTGCTGGCGTTCCTTCGTAATGCTTTAAAGGTGATATTTTTGTTTGTTTTTTACTCATATTTTTTTATTGAATTTAAGCGTAATTATATAGTTACACTTATTATACTTTATTTACTACTAGCAACAATTTCAGAGCTAATAGAATACAACTCTATAGATTTATTGGAATAGTTTTCAAAAGTTACGTCCGCGTAGTAACCTTTTACTCCAGCATCGTTTATTTCTGTTCTTTTAGAAAACAATAAAAACATGCCACTCGTAACAACTGGAGATGACGCAGGATCTTTATCTATAATTATATAACTAGGATCAACATGTAATACTTTGCCAGCTAATATTGGTTGTGAAGTTACACCTCCAGCTAAAACATCACAAATATAAGCCATATCACCAGATTCTATTGATGTGTTAGGAGTAACTTGATCGCTAAAATTTATTTTTGTATGTGCCATGTTGTATTTTTTATAAACCGTTATTTCCTAATGTTAATATCTTGTCTAAATCAAAAAATATAGTTTTATTAGCAGTAGGATACTTATTAATAGTAATACTAGAAGTTAAATTTATTTTTTTGTGTGTAGATTTAAAAGTAAGAAGAGTTCCAGCTGTTAGTTCTTGAGCTAGTGTAACCGTTATAAGACCGTCATTACCAGAACCATCTCCATCTGGTGTTACTACGTTTACTTCGTTAGCCGCAGAATTATTTACGCCGGCGCCAAGATAACCAAACAATCTACCACCTCCAATACCGTGTGTGTCAGGTAAAGCTATATTAAGGCTAGCAGACCCATCAGTTGCCTCTGTAACACCACCTCTTGCTTCTACCGCTTTAACTAATTTTTCTGGTGTTACGTTAACGTCATCAATAGTTAAATTTACGTCAATTGCAGACTGTATTACATCTACACCGTAAGCTCTAAAAGTCATTGTTTGACCTTCGTCAAAACCAACTTCTGAATTAAATGTAATTACACCTGTGCTAGCATCAACTCTTAACACTCTTATATTCCCAGCAGAAGATCCATTGTTTAATTCTGGCGTTGTAGTGCCTTTGTAATATTTTAGTTGCATACCAACAACTATTTCTGATGTATCAGCCACTGTAACTGTTAAAGTATCTGCGCCATCAGTTCCAGATCCATTAGTTACCACAGCTTCTGTTTTTTCATAATACCAAAACTCACTATTATAAGAAGTTGTAGTTCTATCCGTAAGCGAAAAACCAAAACTTTTTGCATCTGTAGTAGAGTTTAAAACATCTACGTTAAGAGCTACCACAGCATTATCATTAATAGACCCAGTAGATGTAGCAGTTGGTAAAGTTTGGTAAAAACTAGTATCATCTGAACCAGGCTTAAATGTTAATGTAGCAGTAGTGGCTTGTTTTGATATACTTTTTGTTATTATATTTGAGTTAGAATTTGCGATTTGAGTATCACCTACTGCTAAAAGTTTTATTACATAATCACCACCTCCTGATGGAAAAATTATTTCTCCAGTATGTGTTGTACTTCTTATTTTTACTTTTAAATTATTGTTTAAACTATTGTGACCAGCAGAAAAAGATTTACTTTCAAAATTATAAAAATCTAAACTATCTGCTTTTACAGCAAAAATTTCAAACTCAGCATTTGCATCACCCGTAATAGTAAATCTTCTAGCTGTTCTAGCAGGGGGCATTTCGTTTATATCTATGTCAAAACTATATATATTCATATTAATTTATTTTAATAACCAACACCACCACCGGCATCCACTTGACCACCACCACCTGTGTTAATACTACCAGTTGACACACCTGTAAAAGTTGTGCTATCAGTACTATTTATTATACCAACACCTTGAACGCTAAACTTGCTAGTGTCTAAAATTTGACCTTGATTTAAGCCTTTTATATAATTAAACCACTTACCTTCTTTTTTAATAAACTCAATAACACTACCTACATCTAAATCTGTTTTTATTTCAGAGCATTTCCAACCTAAAATATTATCTTGACTAACCCAAGCGTTAGCGTTGTCAACCGTAACTTCAGACTCACTTACTGGTTGTATTACATTAGCTTGACTACCTTCGTAGTTTATAGTGTTAAATGTTTTAACAGTAGAAGGACCTTGATTTATTACACTTGTTATACTTGAATAGCTAGGAGTATCGTAAAACACATTATAATTATCAGCTTCTTGTGTTGAATAATCAATAAAAAAACCATCGCTATTGAAAGCACCTACTTGGTTTTGTAGTTTAGGCACGTAATGTTGCCATAAAGCGCCGTTTTTAAATGTAAAATATTTTTTAGATAAACTAATTCCATTTTCTGGAACAAAGCTTTTGAAACTACTCCAACCATTTACACCTTCATTAAAAGTAATAGTTTTATCCGCTGTTTCAACATCAACATAAACTCTTACCATAGATATATTATCTATAAAACCATTTATAAGACTATTATTATCTTTAGCCACAACAACAATAGAGTTTTTTAAATCTGCTGTAAAATTTAAACCATCTGGACTATAGTCAATACTATTTATAGTGCCCTGCACAGGATTCCAAATATCTTGTCCAATAGTTACTATTTCAGAAAAATTAGTATTTGATGTAGAATCTATGCTAGATATTCTAAAACCATAATTTTGCTTATTATAATAATAAATATCTATTTCACCACTAGTAATACCATGTGTAAAACTAATTATATATTGTTCGTTTTGTTTTATATTCTGATTAATTTGTTGGTTTATATTTATAAATTGTATACCATCGTCTTGTATTGGACAATCATCAAATACAAATCTATTTTCTACATTATCTAAAAATATAAATTGATCAGGAGCACTAAACCCAGTAATATTCCAAGCACCTATAGATCCCGTAATAATACTTTGCTCAACAGGTATTAGCTCTATGTTTGTAATACTATATTCTTGAGCTGTTGTTTCACCTAAAGTATTATAAAATTGCACTTTGTTACCAGCGTTTGTTGCATTCCAGCCGTAAGTATCTAAATCATCTGTAACTGTACCATTACTATATACTGTAGAGTCTGTTGTAACAGCTATGCCTAAATCTTCTCTATAAATTTTCCAATTTGCAGGTGTATCATCTTGTTTTAATTCAAAACTAATTAAATAATTACCTGTTTCTTCTATATCTTTAAATAACATAGCTTTAAAAATACCAGCGCTACTTACAGCTACAGTACCACTTAAATTTCCACTAAAATTATTTGTAATAGGATTTTTATTTAATGAAAAACTAAGATTCCAAGCTGTTTCATATATGTCGCTAGGACTAACAATATCTTGATACCAAACATTTCTAAAAATACTACCAGTAGGCTCTGCTATCATTTGAAAACATAATTGATCATTATTTATATATACAGAGTTATTACTAAGACTATGTGCAGGATTATAATTCGCTTGTTGTGATAAAAACCAATCGTTGATAGTTCCAGTAGTTGGTAATCCTGTTAATTTTTTAACAATTATTTTTTTAATATGAATTTTATTGGTACAGCCAACTACTCTTAATGTAAATTGATCTAATTCATTATTTGTGTTTAAATAACTATCACTAGCTACTTGAAATATTCCTCTTAAAACAGTTTCGCCATCACCAATACCAGGATTACTATCATTATAATCATATTCAGTTCTCACGGTCTGTATTAACTTACAGTGGGCATTTGTATTGTCACCAAAATATTTACCAACACCAGCGGAGTTTATAACTTCACCATCATCAAAATTACCTGTAGAAGCAACTCCATAAACAGCTATTTCACCATTACCACTACCATTACCTGTACCTGCATTAATAGTGTCATCATATTCAACATCTACTAAATACCATACACCAACTGAAAAAGGCTCTTGAATCATACTATGCTTAATATCTGTTGCAGAAGAAACGTCTAAAGATTCTATATCAATATACAAGCTATCATGAAAAACATCAGTTCCTGTGTAAACATTGTTAACAGCGCTAACTCTATTAAAATCAAAACCACCACTTAATAAAGATCCTTCAGTTCCAGGCCAAGTATCGCTATAAGAGTATGTTTCAGTTATAGCGTCGTATGTGATAGAACTTCCTTCTGGAATAGAATATTTTATTTCACTACCCAAGACTAATGCTCCAGCCTCATTACCAATTTGTTCTATAGCACCACGATTATCTCCAAAAATAGCAGATGTTTCAGATTGTGTAACAACAGTGTTTGGACCTCCAACAGCATTGTCTACAATAGTCCATGTAGTAGTAGGTTTATCAAAATGGTTGTATTGTACTTCATTCCAAGCTGGAATATCGACAGGTGGTACGGCTGGTACGTGTATTTGTGTTATAGTGTTAATTGTTGTTCCTGCAAAATCATCACTTTGTATACCTTTTACTTTACGTATTTTAAAACTTTTTAAAGCAAAAAGAGGTCTCTTTAATAAGTTTCTAGCTACATCGTCTACATACCAAGTAGATTGTATATCTTTAGTTTGATTAAGTCTAATTCTAAGATCTTCTACAACTATTTTTGGTGTTATAGCTATGGAATTGTCTGCTTGGTTTGGATCTTCAAACTTTACCATAACAGCGTATTTCATTACTTTTTGGTATTGAAAACCAGTTGAAGAAAAACCAGATGTAGTACCAGCAAAATTCTGATGGTGTAAACCTCTAAGAGGGTGCTCCATAGTTTCCGCTGTATTAAGCCACCAAGAACCTGAGCTCCACATTTGCGTTGAATGATCATCTGCCCAAAAAGCGTGAAAAGCTTTAACACCACTAGTATTTTCAGCAACACCTGTCATATCAAAAAACCCATTTTTTGGATCATGATAAGTCATAAGACCAGTACGGTTGGTAGGATTAGTTGTAGTTCCATCCCAAAAATTATGAGATCTATAAGGATTGTTTGGATACAAAGTACCATCTATATTGCCTTGGCTAACTTGAGTGTCATAGTAACCAGCACCTCTAGGGCCACTAATTATAGTAGTATTGCCATAGTAAGGATGTGTCCAAGGTATATCACTACTATTTTGCGTTGCAAATTTATCAGATGAAATCGCGGTGTTACCATCAAAAAGAGCAAGTTTTGGTTCACAATAGTTTCTACCAAATAACGACTTGTTGTTGTTTGTAGGATTTACTCCCCAACTATATCCAATACCAGTAGAGTAATGAATTAATTCAAACTCTATTAATAATTCTTCACCGTTCCAAAATGTACTGTGTGTTATATTATTTGGATCTATATAAGTACCATCCCATTTTTCTGCACCAAGTTGAGCTGGATCCGCCGCTCTATCAATAAGATCTTGTCTATAGTCACTGTTAAGCCCTCCAGTTAACAAACCGGTAACAGGATCTGCAGCGCCAAAGTCTTTAAACTCTAAATAAGCGTCAAGATCAACTCTATCAAAAACAATACACCCATCACCTGTTGTATTTGTATTAAATTGAGAAACTAGATATGAAGTTGGTGAATAATTACTGTATGTACCACCAAATGTGTTGTTGTAAGCTCTAGTTATATGCTTACTTATTAATTTTGGCGCCGCGGTATTAGCATCAGCTTTGTCACATTGGAGTGGGTAGCTAATATCTCTATAGTAAGCAGGATCTCCCCACTGACTATCCCAATCAGTTGGTGTACCAGATGGATACACTGGTGTTAAAGTACATTTAATATTTGCGTTTAAATCTTTATGATCTGTAATTGGCAAACTATTATCCCATTGACCAGCAGTACCACCACTAGCAACAACTGCAAGACTAGTAAAATCATCTAGATTCCAAAAAGTACCGTTATGTGTATCACCACTGTTTGGTAAATCTGTGTATTTATCGTATTCTAAAGTTGTTCCAGCTAAAGGAATTAAAGTACCTTGTTGTGCTACTTCAGCTTGTAAATCACCTTCATTTATAGCAGCGTGATTTACTATAGTAGCAGAACTTTTAAACGAAAAAGAATCTGCAGTAAAATCACTTATATTAAAACTTGAATTAACATCTAAAACATCATATTGAGTGTAATAAGGTACGGCCGACGTACCAGTTGTTGTTGGATTTTGTATTCTGTTAGCAAAATCATCTATAGTAAAAACTTCACCACCAGTTTCAACAAAAGAATCTATTATAATATTTTCACTAAAACTATTATTTGACAATGTTAAGTTGTAATCTTCTTTATAACTATCATAAGTACCTATAAGTGAATTATACTTGTCTAAATTATCTCTAAACCAATCATGCATACCTGATTTTGATATAGGTGTTAAACCATCTTTAGATAATCTAAGTACAGCTCCTCTTTGTTTGTCTGTAAAATAAGCTCTAAAAGATTCTTGAGCAAAAGACTCTGGATTTTTAGATATACCGTAATTACCGGCAAAAGGATTAGCATCACCAAGAACTCGATCACTAGCAACAAGCTGTGGATTACCATCTGCGTTAAATATAGTATCTTTATTAGAAACTATACTCACAACTCTATCTTCACAAAATGCTATTAAACTTATTCTTCTTTGAAATAATTTTTGAATACTGCCAAACGTTGGATTTAAATCTTTAGTTATTTTTTCAGCAGTTATAAATTGATTTAAATCATTTACACCAGAACTTGAGTTATATAAACCAGAATATATTAATCCATGAGATCTTCTTTCTTCCTCGTATGTTTCTTGAGTAGTTGTAGACGCTTTAACACCATTAGCTATAAACACCTCATTAAAATCATCTCTAATCCTGTTTGATTCAACTCCATTGCCAAAAGAAAAACAATTATACCAAGACAAACCAGACATTATATTGTCACCAATTTTTTCTTTAAACTTAAACTCAGTTTCAAATTCTTTATTAGCCCCATCCGGAGTATAAGGTTCTGCTTCAGCAACCGTATAACTTCCGTCATCTCTAACAAATCTAAATAACATTTCTGAATAATCTATCTCACCTTGACTATTACCTGTACCCGGGTCTATATCATATTTAGGAAAACCAGGATTAAACTTTGCCGTAGAACCATCCCAAGATTCTAATATAGATGAAGAAGATTTAACTAAACTTATTACTTCAACAGTGCAACCAATAGGAGCAAAAAGCTCGTTCGTTCTATCGTTAATTTTTACAGGTATATTACTACTAGCTTCAAAATATATATCTAAATCTACTTCTTCTTTTTTAGGATCAAGTTCCCATATAGCTGGAAATTTACTTAAATCAGACAAGAAAACATCTTTAACTGGATCTAAAAATTCAATACCACAAAAATTATTTTCTGCAAGATCAGCTGACATTATATTAAGCGTTTCGTCAAGAGGGTTAAAAGTTGCGTCTACTGGGTTTTTATCTAATTCTATTATATAACAAATTCTTCTATTATCTGCAGCTCCAAATTGTTTTATTTTATTTTTTAAAAAATCTCTTTTAGTATTATCTGTAGAATTTCCATTACCATCTACTTTGCTTAAATAATCTAAAGCAGATTGTTCTACACTCCAATATTTGTTATTATCATTTACTCTTTTAGTATAACCATCATTAACAAGATATCTATTATATGCTTTTCTCCAAGAAGTATGGTTGTATAATTTTTTTACATCAACTTTTTTAATAGTATAAACTTCGGTATCAGTATTTTCTGGGAAAACAAATGTAAGTTTTGTAGCAACAGCAGTTATAGTTGCGTTTTGTGATAAATTTAATGTCACACCACTTTCAGAGGCTACTGTTGTTCCCGCTGCAATTCCATCTCCAAATACTAACATACCAGCTACAATTCCAGCGTCACTTATATCTCCAGACATAGTAATAGCAGATACATCTGTATAGCCAGCGGCGTCAGTATTAAGATCAATTTTTACGCTTGAAACTTTATTAAATCTAAATTTAGCACCAGGTTTTAAATTTCTTATGAAATCACGTATTTTATTATCAGGATCACCACTTGCATTAAAAGTAGGATCCCACTGTCTCTCATGTCTTTCTTTATACTTTATATTATAGCCATAACCAACACCAGGTCTTGGAGACAACTCTTTATAATTGAAAGCTTCGTCATGATTACCTTCCATTAACAAATGTCTATGTTTTTTTGAAGCATGAGTTCCAAACAGTTCGTTACTATAACGACCTGTAAAAACACCACCTCCCCATATACCTTGTAAATTTGCAGCCCAAGAGTTTTTACCAAATAACTTTGGATCAGTTTCTATATCATCAGGAACTAAATCTCTTCCTGGTGCAAAGAAAGATAAGTGCATAAAATGTCTATCAATTTCACCGTTATTTGAATAGGTTTTTGTATCAACTCCAATGCCGTTTTCTGTAGCATCACGAGTTATTCCACTTAACCATCTCCTAGGACCTACAGCATGCATTAATGATGTTGTTACTATTCCTTCTAAACCATTTATATGATTTTCGTTTATAGAATCTAAAGTTGACGGCGTGTTTCTTATAGGTGTTTGAAGTGGACCAACCCAACCATCAATTCTTCTATTTCTCCACTCATCATTTCTAGGTATCAAAGGTGATGTTGATATAAACTCACCATTATTAGCTTGTGTGTACCAAACAGAGCTTGTTTTTGCTTTTTCTTTTAATCCTGACACATCCTCAAAATCTGTTATCCAAGTTTTAAGTGGTGGGTAACTCCAAGATGATTTTTCAGCAGATTCTTGTTCGTCTTCAGTACAACCAGCCCAAGTGATACAACAATATTTAGCATAGTTACTAACATTACTTTGCCCAGCAGCCATGTGCATTGAGTCTATAAAAAATGTAGGGCCAAAAGCAGCTTCGATACCTTCCCAAGGATCGGCGTAGTCTGTAACTCTCATTTCCTCGCCATTAGCGTCTACATCACCAACAGCATTATTATTATCAGCGTCATGAATACTATCATCTGGATCAGTAGCGTGATCCGCTACATGGCCAGTGTAATTCATAAGGCCATAGTTAGTTACGTTACTCTCGTCGTAAACAGCAGATTGTGTCACGCCTGGTATATCATCTTGCCAATACCAACATTGACTAGCTTTTGAAGTTACTTGAAATTGATCTAGTATATTAACAGCGTTACCGTTGTCTATTAAATCTGTAATTTGATTTTTAGATATTTTAACAAAAAATTTACCAGAAAAATTTTCTTCATCTTTTATAACTCTTTTTTCTATTTGAACTAACAAATCGTTATGTAAATTTGCTTGTGTTGTATCGCTAGAATTACCGTTTACGTGGGCTATATCAGCATCTATTTTAGTTATTTTAGTTGCTAGCTTTAAAGTATAAGTAGTGCCATCAGAATTACCGTTTACTATTTTATATTTTTTAGATACCATAGTATCATTTGCTGTAGTTCTTCTCCAACAAATATATAAACCAGTTGTTTTAATAGGACCACTTCCTTGGTCAGAGTCTTCTTCTAAAGTAACACCTCCAAAAAGACCTGCGGTAGAATTACTAAATGATTTCCATTCAGCAGCTTCTATTTGTATTGTGTCTACTTCTTTGTCTATTCTTTGGTCAGATACTTTGAACATGTCATCAGTTAAGCTATTAGCCCCGTTTTGATCTACTTGCCCATAATTTACTAATTGATATTTACAAACTTCAGGCGCTTCGTTTTTTATATCAATTACTTTAAATTTATTTTCTGTTAGTACTTGTTTTTCATCTGTACCAATTTTCTTTTTTAGTATTATATAATCTTCTTCTGAAATTTTATTACGATCAGAAGAAGCGAATGATATCCATATGTGACCTTTTGAATCGTCTAGTTCGTATGTACTTTTACCAACCCAAGCTCTATCCATTACTAAGTTGTAATATGGATTAGATATTTCTTTTATAAAATATTTAAAAGAATCTACCCATTCAGGAAAATTATTAGCAACACTAGTATTCAATTGAAGACTTCTGCTAGCGTTAACATTACCATTGTTATCTTGCCAAGGCACATTAATAGCACCATCTGAAGAAGTTAAAACCGGAGTTTCTCTACCATATATATCGCTATATACAACACCTAATTGGTAATTTCTTTGTGACTTAACGTGTCTAACACCACTTGATACAAAATTATTTATATTACCTTTTCTATCTGTATAACTAACAGAAATTTCTAAATCGTTTTCAATATCATAATTTTGAACATAGTTACCAAATACAATTCTATTACCTGTTATTTCTTGTGCTAAAGCTTTTCTAGGTACGTTATCCCACTGTCTTAACAATTGATTTGAAGGCAAAGCAGCGTAAATATTTTCTGTAGTTATTATATATTTACCTTTTGTAATACTACCATCAGCAGCAAAAGTTTGCTCGTTTGATTTACCTAAACCTAAATCAAGGCCTATACCCTCGTGGTTACTTAACGAGTGCCATTCTTTATCTAATCTTTTTATAGTATCTATAGAGTATATGTTAGGAGATTCTTCTTGTTTACATAATATTTCTATAGCAACAACATCTTCTGGTGTGTTAGGATTAATAAAATCAGTTAGCTCTACGGAGTGAATAGAGTTAACCATAGCTTTATTATGTGGTTCATCTACGTCGTAAACGTTATCTTGATTGTGAAAAACAGTTGTATCGTTAGAAGCATTAATATCTTTTGGATATTTTGCGTTGAAAACAGGATGTGTGAAAGGAGAAAATGGAGAGAACTCGCCATCTCTGTACTTATATCTATACGCAAATCTAGGAAATTTTGTTTCAAATAGATTTGGTATGCTTGAAGTTTGTTCGTTTTGCTCTTCGTGATTTATTTTTACAGAAAGAGAGTTTAAAGGTTTTGGCTTTATTAAAGTGATATGACGCTCTTCTATATCTATAGTAATATCATTTCCAAAAATAACATCACCTTTTTCCCAAGCATCATGTATTATATTTTGATCTGTAAAATTATCTACAGCGTTAAAATAAGTACCAGCTGAGGTTGCATCATCTGGATCATCAAAAACTATAATATTTTTTACACCTAAAAATTTTTTATTTCTATAATGTTTAACTTTATGCTCTAGTTTTATTGTATCATCGTTGTTTGATGTTGCAAATCCAAGCGGAACTGCTTTTTGACCTAACAAAGCGTCTAGCTGTTTTCTTTCGTACCAAACCCTTTCACCGGCCTGCGTTACAATGTTAAAAGGAAAATCACCATCTCCTATAAGTTCAGAATTACCATCTGCATCTACAGCACCAGTCATAAGATCTAAGGTTATACCACTAAAACTACCTTCATCAAATAAAAGTTGGGTATGAGTATTAATATCAGAAGTGCTTTTTTTACACTCGTTTACGTTTATTTTTCTTGGATTATTTTCATTGTCAGTCCATAATAACAAATCGTCTATTATATTTATACCTGTTATTATTTTATTCGCAAACTTTAATACCGCTTTAGAAGTGTTAACATATTTATCAACAAAAACAATATCAATAACATGTTCGTTAGAAGTACTATTTTCTACGTCGTATTCTACAATTGCATCAGTATGATTACTTGAAACAAACCAATATAGTTTATTTGTTTTTTCGTTTGCAATGCTTGCAACACAAACAAAATCATTGCCAATTATATCTTCTATTCTATGGTTACCTAATATGTTTTTTACTACGCCAACGCTTGAATCTTCAGAAGTAGATATTTCTATATTTAAAGCGTCTCTATATTCTCCATTAGGCACTAACCTTTCATCAAAATCTTTATTCATCTTTCCTTTCAGAAAGCTATTTTTAATTTCCGGCATACTTTAGTGTTTTATTTGCTTAGATTTACCTCTAAGTATTTGAGTTAATTCTTCTATTTTTATATTTGATAATCTTAATTTTGCGTTTCTAATTGCTGCAAATCTTTCTCGTTTTAATCTACGAACCAAACCTTGACCGTAATTTGATGTTGACAACATTGCATATGCTATACACTTGTACATTGCCTCTTCAGCAAATTTATGAACTTGCATTTCAGCATCAGTACCTAGACTATCACTTATATAATCTAAGATCACAGTTTTTCCTGAAATATTAGAGCTAAAATGTATTCTTCCTAATCTTTCGTCTATGTAAAAAGAACCGTTAATTTGAGCGTGTTTAGGATCTAAACCATATCTTTTACCTTCGTTTGGCCAATATATATCATTTTGATAATCTTGATAATCATTAGTGTTATTTTCAGAAGGTGTGTGAGCTTTGTAATTATTCCAAGTAGAAGATTCTTTTTCGTTTCCTACATTAGCTTGCAAGAAATTACTTGCTAATGTATTTGTTACAGATATATTATCAATTGAATTTATGTTTTTCTTTAATTCTATAGTACCATTAACTGGAGCTCCATTTGGATTAGATTCAGGTTTTAAAGCAAATCCATTTTGCGGTGGCGTACCACTAAAATCTACAAATGATAATGCTAAAACATAAATAGTATCATACAGTGTAACATCAATATTGTCTAATGATTTAGTAGCATTTTCTGTGCCAGACCACTCAATAAAAGCAGGATCACCATCTTTGTTGACAATTTCAAAAATATCTGTACTTGATAAAATAGAGTTTTCATTAATAAAATCAGGATTAGTCACACGGTTTAAATTAACAGTATTAGGCTCTGTTGCTGTTAAACCAAATCTAATTGTACCGTTAGCAGTACCAGTAGTACCAAGGTTATTAGTATAAGTAATCTCATCAACTACACCGTCAGCAGATATACTAACAAAACCCGTAATTTGACTCACATCTATAGGTTGATAAATAGCTCCTATTTGTGAAGATCCTCCAAAAGCTGTTTTACTAACATAACAAAACTTTAACGCTCCATCATCAATACCTAATGTACTTTGGAAGTTTGCTCCATAATTTCCACCAGCAGCTAAAACTGTAAAACTATCAGGATTATTACTTGTTACATTATCAAAACCGTTATTAATTATCATTTCATCTGCAGAAGGAAAACTATATTCACCACTTTCTTCTTGCCTTACTTGAAAAGGATTTGAAGTTTCTTTAACTGGATACAAAACATGTTTTATTCCAGCAGAATCTACTTCAGATATTTTAGTATAATTAACATAATCGTGTGGAATTGGCATTACTAATGTAGGTGGTAAATCTATCTGTTGTGATTTTATAGATTTAAAAGTATCAAAAGATAATTCTTGTAAAGCTCTTTGCGCGTGAAAAGCAATATCAGCTCTATTTGCTTTCGGTATTATTTTATTTTCACCAACATAAGCAATTTCAAATTGACTTATAATGTGATCTAAAGACGTAAATTGATAGCCTCCTAAATTATTTCCTTGATAATACGCTTTGTGTGTTGTGTTGTCTAATAATCCCATTTATTTATTGTTTTTCTTGTTGTAAACCTTTTATTTCTTCTTGTGTTATCACACCGGTTAACTGTAGGTCTTTAATAGAAACACCAGCTAATTGAAGTATTTTTAAAACTATTTTTTTTTCTTCAGAAGCATGTAATTCAAAATCTTGATGACCAGGCGCGGTAGGATTATACAAAGCACTTTTATTAGCTCCAGTAGAAACTAAATAAGTCCAATTAGGTACTTTAGGTCTTCTTATATAATTTATACGAAAAACATCAGACTCTGATAACGTAGGATAAACCCTTATTGTAAGTTCTGAACCAGGCGTATTAAATTTTGTGTATACAGGTCTTTTTTTAGTATAAATACCTAAAGGTGAGTTTTCATACTTACGTAACTCACTAATTTTTACAGGTTCAGCTTTGTAAAAAGCAATTTGATCACCAAAGCCTAAAGGAAGTGGTTGTTCAGAATCTAAAGAGTAAATTGCGTAACCAACGTTAATAGAACCTAATCTATAAAAATCTGTCAAGTTATTAGAAACATATACATCACCATGTTGACCAGAAGCACTTAATTCTTGTTCGTTTTTTTCAAACATAGCAATTTTTTCTTCTAAGCTAGTAATAGTATCTGCATAGCCTGATTTATTACCAATACCTCTTTTTCTTTGCTCTAAATCATAAAAATATTGCTCAAAAATATCCATTTGAGCTTGGTCAGCAAACAAGTTAAACTCTCGCGGAGTTATATAACCTCTTTGCTCTTTATTAGTTATAGCTAAAACTTTTTGATATACTTTGTTTACGCTTATCATATTTATTTTTTATTGTAGTTTGTAATCGCCCCGTAGGGCGACTACCACTACAGTTAGATTAATTTAATCTTTTTTCAATATTTGAATATATTTCCATACCTTCATCAGTTTTAAACCAATGTGCTAAAGCAGTGTATGGATGCTCATCAAACGGTACTGTCATTATAGGTCTATCATTTGATCCCCATAAAAAGTTCCTTTGATCTTGAGATAATTTAATAATGCCAAGTTCAACAGCTTTAATACCAAAGTTTCTAAGCTGAACATTATCGTCAGCCGCTAATTCTAAGAACAAAGCAGGGTTGTTACGAGCAAATACTAACAAATCTCTTTTAAGCTCTTTAGAACTCATCTTAGACACGCTAGAACCTTTTTCTACTCGCATTATAGCTTCCGCCATATCTACATCCATATCTCTAGCCGCTAATATTGCATCTGCTTCTAGTTCTAATATTTCTATTTGGTTCTCAGCTTCTTGAGCAGGTTTATATTCGTAAAAAATTTGATCTTTATGAGGATGGTATAAAGATAAAAGTTTTTGTAATGTTGTTTTGCTTTTTTCTACAAACAAAGTACCGTTTCTAAAAATAATATGAGATAATCTTTGATCACCTTTCATTTCGTCTACAAACGGTGTAGTTTGATTTTGACAGTATTTTAATTCTCTTTCATATCCTTTTTCTTCATCAAACCAATATATATCAGCAGATTTTATCATTCTTGACAAAGGTTTTTTTCTTCCTTTTAAATAATAAACTCTATCTTTTATTTCCCAACTTGGTTTTTTTGGTTCAACTTTCTTAGGTTTTGGTGTTTCAACAACTGGTGTTTCAACAACAGGTACCTCTACCTTTTCTGTTTTTTGTTTTTTTGCCATAATATAATATATAATAAAATTAATAAAATAAAAGGCCGAGGCCGAAGCCCCGGTCTTTTAAAAATAGTTTACTTCATTAACATAAAGTTGTTTGCACCTTGAGTGATTAAACATCTTTCAGTTAAGAAATGTAATTGCATTGCGTCTAAAGCAGCAGTAGCAGCACCTACAGAACCAGTAACCCAAGTTTTCATTCTTCGGTCATCAGTTTGTGAAGCTCTGTATCTAACGTGTAAGAAAGGACGCTTCATGCTTTGTCCAACAGTTTGATCATAAACTGATGAAGTACCAGCAGGAATCATGACTCCTCTAATTGCGTTAGCAGCACTAGCATCGTTAATACCACCTCTTGTTGCTTTGTCATTTAAGTATCTGAAATCAGACTTGTAGAAGTCATAAGAACCTCTTCTAAAACCAGTGAAGCCTAAATTTAATGCCATGTCTTCAGAGTTGTTAAATACACCATAAGATGTACCACCAGCTCCATAAGAATTCATTGAAGCTAACATGTCATCAATAGCTAAACTAGTTGATCTGTTAACAAACATCATGTACTCTTCAATAGCACCTTGCTTGTCAAACTCAGCTAGTATTGCATCGAACTCAGCTAAATCAGTAGCAGCGTTAACACCAGAAACACCAGTAGTAACATTACCTCTTGATTCAATAGCAGCAAATAAACCTTCAGAACCAGCATCGTTAGTAGCATTTGTAGTAGATCCAGGTATTATAGTAGAACCTTGAACTTCAGAAGCAGCAAGAGCAAGTTCAGATTCTAACATTGCCATTTCAATGTAATCAGTAAATCTAGATCTTGTGTCAGCTTCAGCTTTTAAGTACCATAAGTAACCTGATTGACCGCTTTCAGCAGAAACCTCAACCCAACCAATTCTTGAAGAGTCAGAACCAGATACTTCGTAATAATCTTTCATAATAATAGGTTTATTAGAAAAAGATTTAAAGTCAGGCTCATTAGCACCTCTTTGATCAGTAGTGTTAGTAGTACCAGCAGCAGCTGTATAATTCATACCTTTACCAAACTCAGAACCATAAACTAATATAGTTGTTCCTTTTGATGTAGTATTAGCAGCTAACGCAGACTGTCCGTAAGGTAATACATCTATAACTTCACTAGCTACAACAGATACTAAACATTTAAAAACACCGTCAGAGTTAGCAACGATAATAGTATCATTAACTCTAATACCATGATTAGCAGCTGTGAAACCTGAAGTTTCGTCAATATCAGATTCAATTGTTATCTGAGAAATATTACTTACACCTGTACCAGGATTAGCACCAGCAGTAGCTGAGTTAACGTTACCTTTGTACGATAAGTGTAATCTTGATTGTTCAGACCATACAACTCTATCAGAGCTCATAGCCTCTTCTGCACCAACTTGAGAAAGGAAACCAGAAATTGTTCTAGGCCCGAAAACCTCAGCTTCTTTTTCCATCAAGTCTGGCAGGTATTGTTGAGCCCACGTTACATCAGTGGTACCCGTAAAATCTAAGTAGTTCGTTTGCAGTGTTTGCTTTTGTGCAGCAGGCACACTGTTTAACAAACTTCCTCCTGTAATTGCCATAATTTTTTAATTTTAAATTGTTATTTATTGTTTTTAATTTTAAACTTAAAATCAGAAGAATTATCACCTAACACTTTTACTTTTATTCCACCCGCTTCAACTGTACCATGACTTTGTCTTGGATTCATATCAACGTTTTTGGCTTTGGCAACACTATCTTTCATAGCATCAGCTTTACCTTGTTCGTAAAAGTGTTTTGCAACAGCATCTGCATTCATAGCTGTGTATAAAGATTTATGATAACCCTTAGCATCTGATAATGTAGAATTTTTATCTAAAAACTTTTTAGTAAAATTATTTATATCACTTTGAGTTGTTTTAATCTCTTCAGCATTGTTCACGTTAAATCTATATTTTTTATCACCGACATTATATTCAAAACCTTTGAACTTGTCGTTAAAAACCTCGTTGGTTTTTTGTGTAAAAATATCAGAGTTATTTTTAACTGTTTTTTTAGTTGCTTCTGACTCTTTGTTGTATCTATTAAAGAAATTTACAGCTTTTTGTTGTTCAGGCGTAAGCTTTGAACCAGCTTTAATTTCTTCATAGTATTTGGACTTTTGCCCGTCCAGATGGGCTCTAGCGTTGGCAACTTGCTCTTTTAACGCTAATTTTTTTCTTTTTATATCTTTTTCCTCATCAACATCTTCGTCGTAAGAAAAAGAGTCTTCCATAAGGAAGTTAATTTCTTCATTATTTAAATGAGGTTTTGTCTGCTTGTAATATTCGTGTAATAGATTTTGATCGTCTAATTTTGAATAATCTTGATTAAGCTTAACATAATCATTTAAATCTCCACCAGTTTCTTCCATAAAGTCTATTAACTTTTGAATATTTTCTGGTATTGGTTTTCCAGTAGCTTCTGCTTCAGCAATAGCTTCTTCAACCTGCTCTTCAGCATCTGCAACTTCTTTTTCTGTAGAATCTTCAGTAATTTCTTCTAATACTGGAGTTTCTTGTGTTTCTGCTTCCGGCTGTACTTCTTCTTGTTCTTGTGTGGGCTCGGCATTTTCAGGCTCTGCAACCACTCCGCTGTCGTCAGCGTTATTTTCTTTAGTTTCATTTTCTTTTATTGGTTTATCTAAATTAACGACGTAATCACCGTCTTCATTTATGTTTGGTTTTTTGCTTTCATCAACTTTCACCACGTTTTCATCACCTGGATCTTGTTGGTTTTCTTGTGTAGCCTGTTCAACTACTTCTTCTAATTTTTCTTCCATAATATAATATAATAATAATTAATAAATTCCTACTTAGGGTCAAAACTACCTAAATCAAATCCTCCACCTAGTATATCATTACCTGCAGACTCAAAGTTTTTAGGTGGTTTACCACTATTTCTTTGTTCAATCATTTCTGATTGTTGTGTAGCTTGTATTTTTGTTCTTTCGTCTTTTCTATCTTCTTTTTCTTTTTCTCTATTTTTCATTCCATCAACCTCCATGTTTTTTAATTGCATGTTGTATTGAAACTCTAGTTCCATTAATTCTTTTTTATGCATAACTTCTTGTTGCATTTTTTGAGAATCAAATTGAGATTTAGCTTGTTCTAGTTGCAATTTGCTTTGTGTTAAAGCTTGATCTTTTTGCATTTCTATTTGAGCAGAGGCTTGCGCAGCTTGAGTGTTTGATTGACTTTGTGCTTGTATATTTTCTAACTGAAGCCTTCTGTCTCTTTCTTGTTTTTTAGTTCTTCTTATCTTAAGTAATTGATTAGCTAGTTTTATATTTTTTATTTCTCTAAGATCAATAGCATCTTCTAGCTCTATACTTTGCTGTTGCAATGCCATTTGAATATTATTTTCTAATATAGCTTTTTCTTCTTCGTCTGGTTGTAAAGTTATAAATATACCAAAATCATAAAGATGTAATTTAGATATTTCTTCTAATGTAGCCATATTGTGAACACCTATAGCTTGTATAAAAGCATCTTTAGTCGGTGAGTATTCTATAATATCAGATATTCTAAGTGACAAACACTCTGCTGTTTCAGCTGTTAAAAACAAACCAGCTTGTAATATATGTCTTGTTGCAGTGTTAGAATTAGCAGCAGCTAATTTTTGTACTCCTACTAAAGCGTTTTTATCTGGCATGCTACCATCTCTTGCTTCGTTAAGCCCGGTTACATCCCTTATCATTTGTAAATAGTAATTATAATTAGCTATAAGAGCTTGCATTTTATTACCGCCAGAGCCAGATGTTATTTCTTGAATAGGTACTTTACCTGGATTTATATCACCTTCTGATGTAAAGCTTCTTCCTATTACAGAACCAGTTTGGAAAAACATATTTAAAGCTTCTTGTGGATTGTAATTAGTTCCATTACCTAAATCAACCTCTGCTAAACCATCGGCATCTAAATAAACACCATCAGGAACCATTCTAGCCATTACTTGTTGTAGCTTTAAATGAGTTAACTGAATCATGTCTGCAAAGCCAGTTACACGTTTTACTAACGAATCAATTCTACCATCATATATTCTAGGCGCTACAATGCTATAGTTCATTTTTACTTTAGTAAAATCACTTTTAGGACGCATCATGTTTTTAGCCATTTCCCATTTAAGTAGTTTGTCTGTACCTAAAATCAAAGCGCCTTCGTAAATGGTTTCTATAGATCTTAACATTCTGCTAAAGCCTCCTTCCATGTTTTCCGGTGGGTTGAATGAATCATCTTTGGAAATAATTTTATCAGCACCAGTACCAGTTTCTTTTACTTTATATACTTCGTTCATATAAGTTTTATAATTAAAGTATAAAACTTGAATAGTATTATTGTCTTCTTTATTTGTAGAATATCTAGTATTATAATTGTTTCTATTGTAATTTTTATTATTCATTATATCTTCAAGATCACTTTCAGATAAATGTGGAAACTCTTTAGCTAATTCGTTTACTGGTATAGACTTAACTTCTCCAACATAATATATATCTTCAAAATAAGGAGAATCAGTATAAGAATAAACTAAATTAGCTGGATCTACATAGTCTATAGTAACACCTTCAGAAGTATTAAAAGATGTTTTTACAGCCCCAATACCTAATACCGTTAAATCATAATAAAATCTTTTCTTTATTAACTCATAATTGTTGCCCTCCATTAAAACACTTAACGCTTGTTCTTCCGCAACCTCAACAGCTTGCTTATAATTTAACTGCATGTGCAGTTGCAGCTCCTCAGCTGTTTCTGGTAATTCAACACCAATATTTTCTTTTGACTCGATACCAGTAGTTTGCATTACACCTGCATCAAATTCTTGAAGTTGCATATCTCCTAACATAGAATCCATGTAATCAGTTCTTTCTTTCATACCGTGAATATCTTGAGAATAAGCTTTTATATCATATGTTCTTTCCGCTATACCATTAACAACTATATCTACAAACTTAGAAATAATAGGCACTGGTTTCCAGTCTAAATTTAAATAGGACAAATCACCGTTTATAGATAACTCGTCCTTGTATTTTTGAATAGATTGTTCGCCTCTAGCATAAAGTCTTAGATTATGAAAGTCTTTATGATTAGACATATAGCGGTTTATACTTCTATCTTCATCAAACCACTCCGTTTCTATTGCCTTACCTACCTTTAAGCCATAGTCATAGCTTAACTTTTCAGCGTCACTAACCGTTTGGCTTGGAAAATAGCTTTTGCTAGAATATGCCATATATTTATTTTATTATTTGTGAATTAGTTCCAGTATTACTATACTTAGAAATATTTATGTTTAATTTAGGTCTTTCAATTTTTACGTTTGGTGCATATAAATGCCTATTGTTAGCCATTATAGCTAAACCACTGCTTATTGAAGCGTCAAACTTTGTTCTTTTGTTTATATCAAACTTACTCCAATCGTTTAATAAAGCATTGAAATATAGATCTCCAAACGTTCCATCTTGTCTTATACCCACGTGATCTTGTATATACATTTCTATCGCTGCCGCGTGAGCTTGTTTTATATCTTCAGAAGAGTTAGGTATACCACCAACTTCTTTTTCTGCTACAGATAATTTATTCCAAACTTTATCTGGTCTGTTCATACTAAAACCTCTGTATCCTCTACGTCTTAAATAATATAAAAGACGTGGTTTATTGTTCTCTGCAAGTATTGGCATACCATAAAACACTAATGCCATTAAAACATCTTCAAAGAATATTTCAGCTGTAGGTGGTCTTGATAAGTATTCTAAAAAAAAGCTATTCGCAGGAGCGTCCTCCATACTAAACCTGGTTAAGCCGTGTAATGCTCCTTTAGAACCTTCCCCATCTACAGTTCCTGATATATCATACGAGTCACAACCAAATGCTCCCATGTGTTCATTACCAGGATATTTTACACCGTTTTTAAGCACCACTCTATTTTGTAGCTGCTGAGGTGGAACCCAGCTAACTTTAAATCTACCTTTTGGATCTGGATAAAATATTACTTGTGAATCTTTAACTCCATTAACCCATTGAAAATTACCAGTTGTAACACCTAAAGTTCTAGACATTTCCTCGTTGTAATCTATTTGCTCGTATATTTTAACTAAATTAAATATAGAGTTTTTAGTTTCATCTCTAAACGCATGTTCTTCAGTTCTAGGAAACTGACGGTAAAATTCGTTTAAAGCATCTTGATCGCTTTTTAAACCTTCTGCTTCGTTTTGCCAATGATCTACTACACCTACATCTATTAGTTCACCGTCTGGGGCAAACACATCTGCGTCAGGAGTAGTGAATACTGGAACTCCGTACTCATCAATAAATCCTTCGTAGTTCCATTCCATTGGGATAAACAAAGAGTATAAACCAGATTTTGTTTGACCATTTCTATTTCGCTTAGTGACATCTGATGCATTATATAATTTTTTAAAGTTATCGCCTCCTTTGTCTAAAGCGTTTGATGTTGAACCCATCATACACTTACCAATAATTCTACTACCTAATCTTAAACATGTTTTTGTAACTCTCCAATTGTTTAGTATATTGTCAGGTCTTTCCCATTTACCACTTTCATCATGCACTAATAGCGCTAGTTTTTCACCATCATAGCTATTGTCACCTGTGTTTTTCCAATCAATTGTTGTATCTAAACCTTGTATATCTTCTAGCTTTTCATTAGCTGTAATCTTTTTTCTCGTAAACTTACTAGCAGGTACTCTATATGCAAGTTCAGACTTTGGTCTATCCATACCATCTTGTATTGGTTTAAAGAAAAACGGGTAGTTTATACTAATAGGCACTACTTTGTCAGTAAACATTTTTTTTGCATCTGCACCTGTTTTAGATAGTATACCATATCTACTATCACTCGCTAATGTAGCTAAATTAACTGTTTCAGCGCTTGACATAAAAGAAAAACCAGAACGACGGTTTTTAAGGTAAGACATACCGTAGCATCTTTTGTCCGCTTTACAAGCTTCCCAGAATATATAAAACAACCTATTTGCTTCTCTAAAGTCTGGTGCACCTACATCTATTTTGCTCCATTGTAGATACATGTAGTGCGTACCTGTTATATAAGTTGGCTTACCGTTATTAGTAAACCAAAAACCTTCGTCTCTTCTTTTGAACTCTTCGTCTATATAATCATACCACTGTTCTTTTTGCTCTTCAGGATACGATCTCCAATCAAATATATTTTTTAAACGTTCTAAATCTTTTGGTTGTTTAAATTTTACCCACTTGTTTAACTCATGTACGTGCACTCGCACTGGCTGTTTTGGCAGCGCGATACGCAAATTTTGTATTTCAACCACTTCACCGATTTGCCCAGTTTTAGAGATAACCACGACATCATGTTCTTTATCATATCCATATTTCCATTTTTTAGATTTGTTAAGCCGACTAATAGTCGTGCGTTTAATAGGTTCTATTATTTTAACTAAACTTTGCTCGTACATTATTTAGATCTACCTTCTGCGAATCCTTTAAAGACTTTTTCCTTTCTCTCTTCAGGTGTTTTTCCCTCAAGCAAGTTTTCTTCTTCTTGTATTCTGTTAAGTATTTCAAATGCGTCAAATATAGCTAGTTTTTTAGTAGCTGCTGCATTTTTAAGTCTATCTGCTGATATGTCATCATCTGAATCTACAATAGGTTCTTTAGCGACTTTAATCAACTCATCTACTGCTCTCTGCCCAGCTAGGATTATATTCTTCTTCGTTTCCTTGATATTCATATTTGATTGTAATAAAATTAGATAAAACTCTATATAGTCTTTCGTTGTCTACGATAAACTCATACTCACTATCTGGTCTAAAACCAACTAGATCATTAATATTTACAGTACCGTCAGAATATTTAACAATACCTTGTAATGGTTTTTCAGATTCAATATTAAATTGATCTATTGATTTTAAAGGTTTTACAAAACAATAACCTTTTGGAGCTATCCACTTATCATTTTTTTTGTATAAAAATATTTGATCGTGGTTTATAAAATAATTATCTTCATTAAAATAAGATCTACTATTTTTTTCAATACCTTTTACGTTGTGCCATCTTCGAAATACATTGTGATGAACTACAACTGTATCACCAGGTTTTATATCTGTATTGCCTATTATAGGTGTTGACAAAACTTTAGCCTCTCTATTTACATATTGATGATTGAAAATTTCAGTATTAAGTATTAAATTTCCACCTTCAACTTTTTTGCTATTGTTATATCTTTCTCCTATTGGCGTTACAACAAAGTCGTAAACGCTTTTCATTAGTACTCTAGGTTATACTCTACAGATACAGCCATGTTTTTGTTAAAGTCTTTCCACGGTAACACATCCTTATTCTTTTTTATATAAATAGAATACTTATCATCTTCTTCTAGTATATCACAAATAGTATGACCACCATAGACTTCTTGTCCTACAGCATAATGCATCGCATCGTTTTTATAATCTTTACCTACACTAATCTTTCTTATCAGCTTCGCCATCTTCAGTATAGTTTATAGTTCCATCTTGTATGTTAATATCAAAAGTACCGTATTCTTTTTGAAATTCGTTTTGCAGTACTGTTAATTCTTCTCTAAGACTAGAAATATTATGCATCATTTCATGCTTTCTTAACTCCATAGAACCAATTTCCAATTGAGATCTATTTATGTTGTTTACAGTGTCTTGAACTTTTGTTAACTGCTCGTCAGTTATTTTTTCAGGTCTAATGTCTTCTATACCTTTAAGTTCTTTAATTTTTTTACTTGTTCCTTTTACTTTTGTTGTTGCCATTTTATTTAATTTAAGTTAATTTAATTTGTTTTATTTTTCAAATCCCAATACTAATGTAATAGGATGTAAGTTGTATATTATATCATCTTCTGCTATAGCGTCGGTATTAGCTGCAGTTAAAGTTAATTGTGTAGCGCTATCTGCACTAGCTAAAGTACCTAAAACAGCATTGTCTTGCGCATGAAGAATATCTCCAGCAGCAAAATGCTCTCTAACATCCATACTAGAACCATCCATTGTAATTACTGTTTGAGTGCCAGCAGCAAAGCCAGTTTCATTAACAGCGTTAAGCGAAGCATCTGAACCACCAAAATTCCAATTTCCACCAGATAAAATACCTACGTATATAGTGTCAAAACCTACATTATCCCCACTATTTGGATCACCTTGTAAAATTAAAGGTACACCAGCTTGTTCTTCATTTCCTTGCATACCAGTTGATGCTATAGCTGTACCATTAGTTACATTAGTACCAAACTGACCGTCATCAAGCTTTACTAATCCTTGCACGTCAGGAAGTGGAAAATGAGTAACAGCACCGCCAACAGTCCCTAAGGAAAACGTATTTGTTTTTGAAAAAATAATTTCACAATCAAAAATATTAACTGTTGGAGTTGAATTACCTTTTGGTCTTGCTAATAAAGTTAAAGATTTTAAACAAACTGCGCCTTTTGGAATTTCTATAGCTTGCCAATCCGCAAGAAGATTACCATCAGCGATTACGCCGGCGTGTTGAACAGAGGCCGCTATTGATATTTTTTTTGTTACACTAAAATATTTTCCCATTTTATTTATTTTTTTACTTTTTCTATTGATCGACCGCCAAAGTAAGCGCCGATCACTGTTATTAATACTAATTGAAGTAAATCAACCCAACTGGATTTAACTTCAAAATTTAATGCACCTGCGTCTATAAATATTAATAGCATGGTGCATACTATTAAAAATATTAATACTAGTGGCCTAACATTTTTACTTAACCACGAGTCTGATTTTAAATCTGCCTCCCATCTTCTAGTAATGTTTTTCTCCATTTCTATTTGATAGCTAGCAATTAATTCTTTTATTTTTCTTTCTGCTTCTAGTTTTTCTTCAGCTGATGTATGTAAGTTATCTACAACACCACCTATACCTTTAACTAGCTCTGCAGCTCCTCCTGAAAATAGTTTACCTAACATTTGCAATTCTTTTTAAATCTTCCACACTTTTTACACTTCTTCATTTTTCTGTTTTACTTTTTCAAATGCACTAATACCAAAACAACCCAATGTTACCATAACAAAAGAGTTGTATATAGTGTCGTTAATTTCTAGTTGTCCTCCACCTACATATCCCATGTATAAAATACCTGTAGCTAAATCTATAATAGCAAACAATACCATTATACCAAAAGATATAAATCCAATTATATTTTTTTCGTTTATAGTATTTTTATCTTTAAATAATTCCCACATATTATACTATTGTTTTACTTCCGTTGTTTGCATCATTTTCCCATGGAAAACCAGTGTCACCAGCTTCTTTCCACTCACCATCTACTTTAATCATATCTTTACCATTTCTTGTTTCTCTTGGAAAAACCTCACCATTGTAAGTTATTTCATCATCACTATAAGATAGTTTGCCAATCTTCATATCTGTGGCATGACGCATCTCGTGATTTATAACTTGTTTATCCTCAAGACTACCTGGCATTATATTTTTATTAACATATATAGTACCATCCATATTAGCTTCACCCATGACACCTTCTTCTAATGGTACTCTAATAACAGGTGTACCAGGTACAGAGCCTACGTCTCCAGCTTGCTTACCAAAACGCATTTTTGTTTTGATCTCACCACTTACAGCGTAATTACCTCTTTCTTTACCTAGTTTAAATCCCATTATCTATCTTTATCTTTTATCATATCATCTATAGCTTTATTGTAAACTTTGTCTGTATATGATTTATTCTTGTAAAATACACTTCTTTCTGAAGTGGGTAAGTCTTCCTCACCTAATAGGATTCTATATATCCTACTAATCATTTGAGAGCATTTCCACGAGGTTTTAAATACAGAGTACATTATAGTTGTTCTGTTTCTGTGTCTCCATACATCGATCCAACCTTCTCTTTTTAATCTCTCCCATCTTGTTTTATCCCACGAGTATGTATAAACTCCGTTGATAAAATCGTTTCGTGTAAATCTTCCTTTACAATCTAAATAAATTA